ATTTAATTGTGTATAGATCGTCCGTCGAACATCCATATTGAGTTCCCATCCTAGAATAGTACTCATGACGTAAGTTAGACGCGACCAATCTATTCCCCCCTCTCTCTACGAATTCTGCTAGCCTGGTCTCCATTGCCCCGACCACATCAACCACGCTAACAGCTATTTTAGATTCAATCCTAGAATGCACCGTAGTGGCTATGTTCCTTGTGAGATATTGACCGCCTGAACCCCTCATATGATCTACTCTTAAGAATTCTGCAAGTCCGCCGAATGCGCACTTCTTTCTTTGAAGCCTAATGTCATATGTTGCTGCGTTCTTGACTATCCTAGTGCAGACCTTCATGTTTCTGACGCCAGCTAAGACGTCGTCACCATTATGTACAGACCTTACTACGCTTAGATTCTGACCTAATAACTTTTGTGTGTAAATATAGTTTAACACAGAATTAATATAGGTTGTCAAGCGCCATCCAGACATTAGTGTTCCTTTGGAATCGTATGTAGAGTTCGTCCCCATATTGTCATGTACTACGGTCTTACTAATGGATTCTTTTGTCCACTGGGCCGCTAATATTTGGTCTTTCGATAAGTACCTGGAATAACAATCAATATAAGCTTGAATTACTGCCTGCATAGCATGGTTGGAATGCTGACTATTGAAATCTTCAAAATCGATACATAGTGGCAATGTCCCTTCTAGTACGGCACTTACACTTGCAGAAACGTATGATGGTCTAGCTTTTACACCTACAGGAAACTTGGCCGGCAAAGTATCTTCGCAATTAAAGAAGGCAAAGTGAGAAAGTATATAACTAGTCAGATCCGTGCCGTATATAGCTCTCATCTTACCCCATTCATATTTGACTGAAGACCACGCGTGGACTTGCGGTGGCCTATCAACAAAGTGGTGCAGTTCAGAGTCTGGCATGGTCGAAAGTAGTATGAACTTGTTCTTCAGCTCGCGCTCTTTAGGCAGATCGATGAGATCACCTTGATACTGACTATGCACAGAACCAGCTGCAGACCATTGCCACCTTGCCTCCCAGAATTCAGACCACTCGAATTTCCTAGGTTTCTTTGCTGAATGGTCATGTTTCGAAAAAAAGTTTTACGGCCTCGGCGTAGACTTCCGCATGAGTTAGCTTCGCAAGTTTGGGTTCGACACGATTTTGTTTTTCCCCTTTCCAGTCGACGCCGCCATAACATCTGTTAACCAAGACATCTGCTTCAAATAGGTTTCTCAAATCTTCACCGACTAGGTTTTGTAGAGACTTAGCCTGCACAGACAATCTTTTCGCTAACACCATGAATGCTTCTGGATTC